TGCTTTTCGGTTGAAACTTTTTGTTGAGTTGCTTAACGAAATGTTTGAATGCTTCAGTAGGTAGCTACACTCTAAAGAAACTTCCCTAACTTCTAAATCTTTGTAACATCCAATAATTTTTTTGTAACCTTTATGTTATAAATTGTTTGCTTTGCTTATCATATGAATGATGAAAAGTGGAGCGCTGAAGATGCTAACAAAAACAGAAATCGTTGTTGTCATACTAATGGTACTAGCCTTAATTTTTATCGTTTATGAGATGGGACAAGGTGGTAGTTGGACTTTATAGAATTCAGCCTTTATCAAAGTTAAAAGAAAAGCACCTTCGGGTGTTTTTTTAATGTCTAAAATTTATCTCGGGATTCCACCATGAATGATTTTTTCTTAGCAACAAATCGAAGTGTCAGAGTCAATGACATCGAAGTGCGCCAGATCCAGATGAAAGACTTTGATACCTGGGCAATGCATGCTGAGTTGATTAAGAACTTCATCAAAGACCAGAATCATTCAGATGAGATTTTAACAGAGCTATTTAAAGCTCACGGTGTGCGAGTCATTTCAACCATGGCATGCGTCACCGATCTGGACAATCAATCACTGGTAGAACTTGCTGCTGATGAGCAGGGATTTAAAGATCTACTTAAAGCAGTACTTCTGGTCAATCAGACCTATTTCAAATATGAAAAGCCAAGACGTGGCATTAAAAAGAAAGATGACTCCACCTGGTTTGATTCATTCCAGTTTCTGGTATCAATGGGCCATCGGCACAGTGAAATCATGGAAATGACTTACGGCGCATTCCAGAACTACGTCACAGCAGCAAACAAGCTATATAAGCAGGGAATCTTCAATAACGCCGTTGCTGGTCGTGTGGCTCAGTCTGACAAAAAAGGCTTTGAATCATTTAAGAAAGAAATGGTTTCTGATTGATCAAGATTCACCCTAAAGTTATGATGTGAAAATAACTATTTAGGGGGTTAGTGTGAAAAAATTATTATTAGCTTTATGTTTGGTGTCGGGGTTCACGTATGCAGAAAGGACAACTACCAGCATTCGCACTCCATCCGGTGATTTGGTAAGAATTGGGGATAGTCATCAGGCACTTAAAAGTAAACTTGAGCTTGGTAAGCCGAGATTCTACGTTCTGGAAGATGGAAGACTTCACTGTGCAGCCACTGAGTATGTAAAACAGGTAGATTTACAGGAATACACTGTCATTTTATGCCGAGACAGAATTGTGAAAATTCTTTGGCGTAATCTTTAAGAGAGGCAATAGATGAAGTATTTATTTATTGGACTTCTCATTCTTGCATCTGGCATGCTTTATTTTATGCATCAGAGCAATAAGGCTGCTGCTGAGAGATTGAAACAGGCTGAGATTACCAACCAAAAAAGATTAGAGCAAAATAAGATCGATGCCATTAATGCCGAAAAAGCCGCCCAAACAAGAAGGCTGGAAGCTGAAAAATCCAAACAGTTGAAATCTGAGGATATTAAGTTAATTACCGAAAAACGTGATCAAGATTTCAAGCAAGAACAACAAGAAAAAACACTTGAAGCTGTAAAAGCGATAGAGGAAAAAGCGCGCAGAAATTTATTTGATCCAGATGCAGCAAAATTTAGAAATATTAAAGGGAATTGCGGTGAGATAAACGCAAAAAATAAAGTTGGTGGCTACACGGGTTATCGTCGCTTTATTTATGATAAAGAGTTTGACTCTATATCAATTGAAGGTGATGAAAAGGATTTTTACGCGCCTTGGATGATGGATATATTATGGGAAAAAAAATGCCCATAAGAAAAGCACCTTAGGGTACTTTTTTAATGTCTAACACATACCCGCTTCGGCGGGTTTTTTAATGCCTGAAATTTAGAGGTCATCATGGCTGGAAAAGAACTTACATTTAAACTGGTAATAGATGCTGATACTAAAGACTTTGTATCTAATGTTCAGCAGTCTGAAAAAACCGCAAAAGCCCTCTTTGATGCGATAAAAATAGAATCAGATAAACTTAAGACCACATCTGAAGAAACAGCAAAAGAAGTCGGTAAAATTGTACCAGATGACCTCCAAAAGAAAGCTGATCAGGCTAAGGTTAAGCTGAGTGAAGTGTCTCAAGCTGCTGGCGAACTACAAGGTCAAGCTATTCAGGCAGCCGGCAAGATTGATGGCTTAGGCAATGAGCTTCAAGACACAGCAAACAAGGCCAATAAGGCTGGCTTTGAAATCGGTAGTGCCATTCCAGGTGACGCTGTTCAGCTGGCAGAAATGCTGGGTAATAAGTTTTTCTCTGCTGCAAAAGAAATTGAATCTCTGGGCGATAAGTCGACTATCAGTGCTGGTGAACTTCGTGCAATGTCGAGTGCTGGTGAACAGGGCCTTAATGAGCTGAATTTGGCACTGAAAGCCGCTCAGGCTGAACTGGTTCGACTGCAAAGCACTGATGGTACCTTGCAAGATATTGAGATTGCCAAACAGCGTGTTTTAAGCATTCAAGATGCCATTAACGAAGCATCTAGTGCCTTCAACTACTATCAAGGCGTTGCTATCAATGCCATGAAAGGTGTGGATGGGGCTACTCAATCAGCTATTAATCAGGTGCAACGTTTTAGCGCCGTAGATCTAACCGGGGTAGTAGGTGAAGCACAGACTGCTACCCGTGCAATTGAAAGTATGGGTGACGGCGCAAGTCTTAGCACTAAAGAAATTGAGCGTATTGGCAGTATTGGCACCAATAGTATTAATGCCTTAGAGCGTGAATTACTGACAGCAAGAAATGCATTTTCAGCATTAGAAAAAAGCAGTGAAGCTGTAACACTTAATGAGATTAAGGCAGCTGGTGACAAGGTTAAAGGTCTTGAGCAAGCAGTAGATCTGACTAAATCAGCCTTCTCCGAATTTAATGTAAAAGCCACCACTGCAATGCAGGGCGTTTCCACAAGCACAGATAAGGCATCCGGTAGTGCCAAGCAAGCCGGACATGCAATTTATGAAGCATTAGGCATTAAACCGCCGTCCGTGATTAATGATGCTATTGCCGATCTGACCAGAAAGCTCGAAAACTTTAAAGCTAACAGTAAATTGCCGGCTGAAGAAGTAGAACGTGTAACCAAGATCACCGAACAGCAAATCGAAAAGCTTAAAAGTGAATTAAATGGTGTTGAGCCTGCTGCTCAAAAGGCAAATTCTGGAGTTTCTGTTTTCTCTAGAGGCATGGATGGCGCTAAGTTTGCTGTAACTGCACTGGTGGGGGCATTAGCTACAATTGGTGTTGGTTTGGGGCTTCGAGAGCTTGCCCAGGCGGCTGACTCTTATACTAATCTTTCAGCTCGAATCAACATCGCAACCAGTGATGGCGGTAACTTCCAGCAAGCAATGGCTGGGGTGCATCAGGTTGCGCTGATGACCAACTCAAGTCTGGATGCCACCGCTGGTCTATTTACGAAAGTGAATGATACCGGTAAGCAGATGGGGATGACCCAACAGCAAAGTCTTGATCTGGTCAAAACCATTAACATGGCCATTCAGACTGGCGGTGGATCAGCAGCTGCAGCTGATGCAGCAATTACCCAGTTTACACAAGCGCTGCAATCAGGCGTTTTACGTGGTGATGAGTTCAACTCCATTATGGAGCAGGCACCTGGCATCTCAAAAGCATTGGCTCAGTCTTTAGGTGTGACTACCGGTGAACTGCGCAATATGGCCGAGAATGGCGAACTGTCAGCGGAAAAAGTCATCAAGGCACTACAAAGCCAATCCGCTGCAATTGAAGCGGACTATGCCAAATTCCCTACAACTATTGGTAATGCGCTACAGAAGATTTCTACCCAGTGGCAGATTCTAATCGGGGAAATGGATCAGGCTAATGGATCGAGTGCTACTGTAGCGAAAGCGCTGTCCACAATTGCCGATAACCTTGGAATCCTGAAGTTATTCTTTGATGATGTAGCTGAGGGGGTTGGATACTTTACTTCAAAATTTGACGATATAGATCCAAGTACCTTAAACGCATTAAGAGACACACTTACTCAAGTTTATGAAAATATTAAGCTGAATATTAAGTATGTTGCTGATTTTGGTGAAACTGCCTGGAGTGCATTTACAAGTGCATTGGATGCAGTCTCGCCGTTATTTAATGCACTGATAGGTGGTGGGGAGGATGTAAACGGATTTACAACCTTCCTTAATATGCTGCGTATGGCGATGGCTGCCGTAAGTGATGCCAGTTTTGGGTTAAATGTTGGCCTTAAGATTCTACTATCTTCTGTCCAGTTTCTGGCAGGAGGGGTATACAGCTTAGCTTCGGCAACCTTGAAGTACGTACCATTTATGGGTGATCTGGCAGATGAGGCTGAAAAAGCTTCAGATCGCATGTTTGCTCAAGCTGAAAAGAATATGCAGGGAGCTATCCAGCTTAGTACTGAGCATAAATGGGCTGTAGTTGAAACCTACGAGGATATACGAAAAACTCAAAAGGAGAAAAATGAGGAAGCTGTAGCCGATAGCACTGCAACCTTTGCTGATTTGGTTAAGCAAAATCAAGAATTTTCCCAAAAATCCAAAGATTTGGCTGGCGAACGTGCGGCCATCGATGCGCAGTTAAACCAAGCTCGCAAGGATGGCAATCAGTCGACCATTGATGCAATTATCCAAAAATCTAATGAGCTCGAGAGTCGTGAAAAGGAGCACGCTACCAATAAAGCCGCATTAGATAAGGATATGCTGGCTTCTGCTCAGGATTATGCCGAGGCCGCTATCAAAGCCAATGGCGGTGTCATGGACGGCGTGATGCAGGCCGATCTATTAACCAAAGGCTATATCGTCACCATCGATGAGGCTGGAAAGGTTAGTGTTCAGGCAAGTCAAAGTGCAGAGCAGGCTGCCGAAAGTGCCGCTAAAAAGGAAGAAGCTCTAAGGCTGGCCAAGGAAAATGTTAAGAAAGCCGATGAGGAATATCTGGCTTATCAGAAACAGGCAGCAGCTGAACGTGCAATTCTGGAACAGCAGATTGAACAAGCCAAAAAGACTGGTGACTTAAATGCATTAGCATCTGCCCAATCCTCAATTAATGCCATCAACGCTAAAGAAGCAGAGTTGGCCAATAACCGTGATTTACGTATAGCTGAATTAAATAAAGCTAATACTGGATCTGGTCAAGTGGCTGAAACTGCATATTCAAGAGCATCTGCAGCTGCCAAGCTATTTGGCGTGGATTTAGATGTTTCGCTAAACAAGGTTTCTAAATCATTCAGTAGTTCGGGGAATGAACTGGATGGGCTTAAGGCCAAGTTGGGTGAAGCAGGGTATGTAGGTAAACAGGCAGGTGATGTGCTTTACCAAGCATGGGAGGAGTGGCTTAGCAAGGCCAAGAGCCAGGCGGAGATTGATGCAGCAAATGCCAAGATGCGTGAGTTTGAAGCGCAAGGGGTATTCTCAACCAAGCAAGTTGAATTAGGTATTGTTGCAATAAAGAGAGCTACTTCTGAACTACCTGATGTCTTGGATGAAACAGGAAGGGCTTTCGAGCGTCTCGGCATCAAAACCAAAGAGCAACTTCGATTGTCGGCTCAAATGGCATTAGCTGATTTTGAAACAGTACGCCAGAGTGGCCAGGCCACCCAAGCGGATTTGCAAAAGGCTTATGAAAAAACAATTCAACTGGCTTATGCCTCGGGTGATGCTCAAAGTATTGCTACAGCAAACGCTAAAGCTGCTTCGCTAGGTTTGTCAATCCAAATCAGTGAAACCGGCCAAGTTTCAGTGAAAGCCAACAATGCTGTGGAAGAAAGCTTACACCGTGTTCGCAATGCCACAGGTAATGCAGGTGAAGGATTTGATGATCTAGGCCGTAGAGGCGTTAGAGCGGGTAACGATACTACTGAAGCGTGGGAAGAAGCTCGCAAAGCGACGGAAGCAGCTATGGCTTCTCAGGGCAAGATGAAGGCATCCAAAACCGGAACAACCGCTAAACACGGGCTTTCTGTTGAAGAAATTGAACAGAGGCTTAAGGATATTGGTTATGAAGGTGATACCA